CCGACATGGTAGCCCGGTATTGTGTGGAAGCCCTGCATGATATGGCCTATACCGTGGAGCAGATCGCTGCTGTCATGCAGGAGACCCGCTCAAACTTCGAGCAGTTCTTGGGCTGGTCCGAGGATGGCGAGATGGTAGCTTACGAGAAGCTGCGCCGCGTTGTGGAGGACATCTACGGCGTGGGGGCTATGGTTGAGCGGGTAAAGGGACAAGGCCCCATCTTTGGCAGCGAATTCTGATTTTTCGGGAGGCAGAGCATGAAGACACACGAGGCGGAAGCGATTCTGAAATATTGCGCAGACATTCCCCGGCGGCTTACGATCATCCGCCGCCAGTGTGCTGCTCTGGACGACGAAGTAGACACCCTGAAAGGCATCAACATGGACGGTATGCCCGGCGGCGGGCTGCCCGGGGACAGCACCGCGGCGATGGCTTGCAAGATGGATGAACTGGGCATTGGTGATAGGCTGAGAAGTCTGGAACGTCAGCAAGCCCTTTTGAAGTCCGACGAGGCGACGATCCGGGGACAAATTGACAGGCTGGACAGTGTCCACAATCTGATCCTGAC